TTCTACTGTCCCATCTTCTTTGAAGATTTTAGCTTCTCTATAATTTCCACTTGGCACCTCTTTGTAATGTGCAGGCTGCAGAACTCTCTCACGTGTTTTTTCAACAAATCTTTCTTCTATCATTCCCAATCCTCACTTGATAATGTATCATTTTCCCAGTCATCACCTGTACGGGACAAAGTTTCATTCTCCCAATCCTCAGTGTCTGTTGTGACTGTACTTCCCACTGTGAAATTGTTGATTGTGCTATATGCACTTTTAGCTCTAACATTATTAAAAGCTACTATTCTTATATCATATGTAACATCTGGCTGCAATTGTGCGATTTCCATTTCAAAAATGTCACCATCAACTTTACCAGCGGATTTATATCCTGATTCTGTTGTTCTTTTAAATTCAACCTCAAAGAAACCGCCCTGTGTTACAAAGCTATTTGGTGATTCTTGCCACGCTGCCAACACCTTAAATGTCTTATCCCCAAGCTGCGTATCAATAAGAAAACTCGACAATGAAAATCCCGACACTGGCGGCACTGTAAATGGATCTGGAAGGTTGGTGTTTGGTGCAAGGTCATATGTTGTTTCTTCACCATTATTCCAATCATATACACCCTCTGCATTCTCCTGTAGCGTCATATTTACAACAGGGATAGGGGCTTCATTATCACCTTCAACATTTAAAGACCAATCTATGACCTCAAATATTTTATCAGACCAGCCATAACGATCAAATGAGAAGTATATATTATCCCCAGCTTGTACCTGCAATGCAGTCAATTTAAATGATGCTGAAAATATAATTTCTTGCCTTTGACGCTCTAATTCAATTTTTGCAATACGTTGTGCTGCGCTAGGCCTTTGAGTGAATGGTAAAGGCAAATCACGATCAATAATCTCACCGTCTTCACTCTGATATAATGCATTTTCGACAGGGGGGTAATCAGTAGGATTGTCATTATTAACAAGCCCTGTGAAGATACCACGAACACGATTAAAACGATCCTTTTTACTTTTCTTGGTGGTTACAGACACGCTTGTTATGATATCTGATTCGTTAAATGAGATAGTTGGCGCATAATATTGCGCTGACAATATGCGCCATTTACCACCAGCATATATTGCACGGCCGCCCATACCAGAAAGTATCTCTTGCAAGTTCTTCCCTATCTCAGCATCACTTTTAATGATGCCACCGCCATAATAACGGGGCTCCGCTTGCTTGATAATATGCTGAATAGATATTGTTCCAGACGTGGTTAAATCAATTTCATTTCCCTGCATAGCATCACTAAGAGAGGATGCAAGTTGCACACGTGGTGTTTTTGATCTCTGATAAGGAATAACATAATAGTCTGTTTCAGCATCAAGTGGGGCAGGAAAATTAGAGCCTGACAATCTAACACGGTCACCACGTTGTAAGAATAATTGATCACCTGCAATTGTTATTGTATTAGCACTATCATCGGCTGCCGTAATATCAAAAGATCTGTTTGTGACTTCTTGTATTTCATCACAGTTGTTGGCGCTGCTTGTCAGTGATGTGGTATCTATTCTTGTACTCGGAACTTCAAAGCCAATCTTTGTATCTGTTAGATAATCACGTGCAATTAAGGCTGCGTTGGCGCTATATTCCGTTGTATCAGTTCGGGGATCATATAATTTCTTCCCACGCACATAAGCTGAAACATTTGGAATACCACTAGGAAACACATCACGGTTAAATTCATATCGTACATAAATATAGGCAATCTCTGAAAGTTTATGGTCACTTGTCCAATCCGATACCTCAGATACAAGGTCGCTATCTGCATTTTGTGTGGGTGATCCTAAATGTTTTTTAATGCGCACATAATTTGCAAATGTTCCACTTGTAACAACGCCATCACCGCCAATTTGATCAGGAGCAATACTTACATCATTAATAATAACTTCACCAATTTCAGCAACCTCATGACTGGCAAGCATGATAACAACATGTAAGTATTTATTATCGCCTGTAGAACCTATAAATGCAGTTGCACCAGACGCACGTGATTCACCATAAATATACCTTCGCTCAGAAACAGGCTGCCTAAATTGCCTTGTGAAGTCACCACCATCACCAAACGATCCTGCATTAGGCGGTTTTGGTGCTAACAATTGGCCAACAAATGACAATAAAAGAGAGCTTCCGAAAGCAATAGCAGCAGCAGTCCATGAAAATGTAGCTGCCGCCCCTGCATATGCAAAGCCTGCCGCCACCGCCGATGCCACTGCCGTTAATGTCGCTATAATCGCCATTTACAAAACTTTCTGGTAAGATGTTTCAACTTTATCAAAGCCAATAGAGCGATAATAACGCCCCATCACCGCCGTTCTATCATTTTCCAAACAAACCATATTTAAGAACTTGCAACCCTTTTCACGAGCTTCATTTTCCATCATATCAAGCATCATCTGCGCATTATCCTTTGAACGGTAATCTGGCTTAATATACCAGCATATTTCTGTTGCTGATAATTCAGAAGTGATAAGGTCTGGAAAATATGAATATGCCAAAATACCTACAATATCTTCATCATCCCTGATTACAATACAAGATGCAATTCCATTTTGCACAAGACCGCCTACGGCACTATGCCAATGCTTCCAACTCAATTCTTTGCCTGCCAATTCTGCGAACTCTTCACATAATGACTGCAAAGCTTTCATCTGTTTTTTTGTTTTTAAAAAAACTATTTCTGTCATCCCCACACCACATCTATGTCTTGTATCTTTGGTATAAATTCAAGTCCCTTATCGTATGGATAGTCGATCTTCTGATCTTCTGGCGTGTATCTACGTTCTTTGGCTTTACGTATATCAATGGCGTTACTCTCACATTTGATTGCAAAGTCTGCGACCTCCGCATCATCCGAAAAAGAAATAATGTCCATACGACCCGAGAAAAGCTCATAAGGAGTACCAATAAGAGCACCGCTATCATTTACCACCGCAAACCACATTGTTACATCACGACCCTGATAATTTGAATTTAAAGCCGATGATATAATACTACTCGTTATGCCTGAAAGTGTAAATGTTACAGTGGTTGCACGCAAATCTTGACTTTCTTCAATAGGACTTACACCAAGAAAAGTCCCAGCACCTGTGAATGTTATGTCATTCCACAATAAATCACCGTAACCTGTCCACATATTCAAATCACCTGATTCGAATTTAAACTGCACCATCATTGCAGGGCGTACAACTGTAGAAGTAATCTCATTTTTAAAGTTTGTATCTAAATCACGTGCCATCAATAGCCTCAACTGCTGTAAAGCTTACTGTGAAGGTATTTATAAAATCAGAAGGCATATCTACTTCATTTGTTGCCAAACGAAATAACCCCTTTGGATTATCTAAAATCAAAGCCTCATTGTCATCTGGTGATGATCTAAGATTAGGGAAAATATCAAGTGTAGCTGATCCAGCCGCATCACTATTCACGTCATTCAATATTTTATATAACCTTGTGTTTGATCCTGTACCCAATTGAAAGAAATCACCACACCGCAAAACATTTGTCTGATTCGCCCCAAACCCATCAACAACCAAAGTATTACCAGTTTGGCTACCACCCTTAACGACAATGGACGACCCAAATTCTATAACTATATTATCATTACTTTCAGTCCGTAAATAATCACCTGCTTCGGTTAATAGATTATCTGTTGAGGTTTGCTCATAAACTCCACGAGGCGATTTACCACTTGGCACATACATCGTAAATGTACCCTGACGCCCTTTCAGCTTTGCTAGGAAACAATGATATATTTCCGCCTCTGCACGCTTCATACGTGGTAATTGCGCCTCAATCTCCCATCTCTGCCCAGCCCATGAATAAATCTGCTCAGAAAGGGTAAAAGGACTTTGAGAGCGTGCATTGCTTGTTCTAATCCGCAATACAGCATCTGTAAGACCAACATCGGTAGGGAAATCAATTGGATATGTAATCGTCATCTTAGAAAATCAGGCTTTCTTGAGTTTTGTTCACGTACAGCAGATATGGCAATATTAGGAACTTGCCTTCTCAATTGTGACACATCTTGCATCACACGTCTAATTTCTTGCTCAACACCTTTAGAAGCGCCACGAGCATCAATGTTTATAATTTGTGAACCACCGCCACCAAAAGAATCTTGATTACTGTGCACAAAGCCACTTGCTTGTCCCATTGTTAATATTTCAGGGCCTTTTTCACCAACAAGATAAGAACGACCCGCACCAACAGAACCACCAGAAGCCCTTGCACCTGACAAGTTTGGAATAATTGACATTGGCGCTCCTGTTGCTGTCCCAGTTGCTGGCGTTGCTACTGGCGCACCACCCATGGCACCTGTTATACCAGATATTGCACGCATAATAAGTGCTTTAACAATAACAGCTTGCATGTCGTTAATTATTGATCGTGCCA